TACCGACATAATGCTCTGTATAACATTGGGTATGTAAATGTCCTTGTACTGTATTCATCATATCAGCTCTACACTTAGTCCTAGCAGTACCGCCTTCTCCATGTATATATTGTACACCGTCTAGCTCGTATCGTTCAACAAAGTTCCAGTCAGGTGTTTCTAATACTTCTTTAAAAGACTTAATCCATTTAGAAGGAATGCTAGAGGTTTGGGCTTTACGCATTATTATTCTGTCATGATTTCCAATGATTACAGTAGCCATAGGGAAGGCATCACGCCAACGCCCTATTTTCTTAATAGCTAATTCTAGCTCATCTAAGCCGCCCATACCATCAGCACTAGCTTCATGGTAGCTAGAGTAGTGATTGTCTATTACGTCACCTATAAAGACTACTTCAGTACAATTATAGTTATAGTATTGTTCTATGCAAAAGTCTAAGTAGCCTTCAAGACAAAAAGGTTCGTGCAAGTCACCGATAACTAGAACATTTCTAGTCTCGGTTTCTCGCATCTTTTCTAGTGCCACAATTTCGTGTGGCTTTAATCTGTATCTGTTATTTCTTTGCAACGTCCGCAATTCCCTGACCTACAATTAAAGTTAAGATTGCATAGTACAAATCTTTTGCAGTTGTTTCATCAACTCCTAAATAAGTAACTAAAGCTGGTACTACTACTGAACTGATTGCATACCAAAATTTCTTTGACTTTAGCATCTGTCCGATAAGGTACTTCTGTAAAAAATTTTTCATGATTATTTATTTTTGATTATTAAATTAATATTTTCGCCGCCTAAACTAAGTATTTCTTTGATAAGTAAGTCCATAGCTAAACGTGAGTTTTGAACAATGTCTTGTTTACGACCATTACCAACTAATATACAGCCTTTAGTGTGTGATGGTTTATTTCCGACATGAAATAAGATATAACTTCTATTAGGCACGTCCTGAACTAATAAATGCAAGTAATCTCTAGTTGCTGATTCTCTAGGAAGCCTTAATCTAACTTTGTATTGCCCTTCTGGAATGCAGCTTATATTTCTTTCGTTATTAATATAAGGGTTTTCTAAGGTATCACAAAAACTTTCGCCATTGATAAACAAACGACCAATAGTAGAATTTTCTGTAAAAGTATCTCTAATTAAAAGAAGATTAACGCCCCTGACCTCTGTAGGCTTTTTTGTAGCCGCTCTGTCCTTTACTTGCGTTTTTGGAGTGTACACCCTTTCGTTTTCTTTTAACGCTCTTAAAAGCGCTTGTAATAACTTTACGAGCCATTTATTTATTTTTTTCAAATTGAATGAATTTATATATAGTAAAACTTATTGCTAAAACTAGTGAAACCAGCGTTAATATTTCGTTACAGTCTGTTACGCTGAATGCTATTGCTGAACTATTGGCTAACCCTACTTGTAGAGTATCTTTTACTTCTGTCATTTTGTTTTGTTTTTTTATCTAAGTAGGATTTTAGCTTAGTTACGTTCTTAGTTTTTGGTTTATAATGTTTCTTCATTAGTAGTCAGAAGCGTTTAAAAAGTTTCTCAATGTAAGTTTAGTTCCCTGTCGCATTGGTCTTTCAAGATTCATCCCATTGTAATACGCATTTTGGTCTGGGTTTACATCTGCACCGCTATTCGTATTGTATTCAGGAAAGCTAGTAGTGTTATTAGTAACATAGTCAATTAGACGTTCTGTATAATATTCTGCTGTATTTCTAACTTCTTCTCTAAGGTGTTGAGCTTCTTCTGTGCTTAAAGCCGTTCCTGTTTCTGAAGTCTTAGAATAGATATTGCCGTTTTCTATCTTAAATCGTAAAAACGGTATAGCGTGATAAAATGCCCAGTTAGGAAGCATGTCTCCAATGTAGTCATCTACTAAAGTTTTGTACGCTTCGTTCCCTACATTACCAATTGTACCTGCTGTAATTAAACTTTCTAGCTTTTTATAAAGTGTAGTTCCGAGCTTAGGTTCTACATACAATTTTTGTGCCTGTAATACATAAGGCAATAGTAAGTCTGTACTTACATTTAAGTTAATTGCAGTGCTATCTTTTAGCTTTGCTTCTGATATAAATAATACGTATGCCATAATTATCTTGGTTTTAAAAAGCCGTTATTTTTCATTCTTTTAGGTGCTTTAGCTACTAGTCCGCTATTTCTTCTTAAAGTAAACCCTTCACTAATAGCTTTTACATCTGATATTATTTGACTGCTTTTAATATTAGACTTAGCATTTCTTAATGAAGTCTTATACACGATTCTTTTGAAATAGTGATGACAATTGCCTCCACCTTTGTATAGCCAGATTGAGTAAGTTGCTGCACCTCTTGCACCCCAACCTGCATTAACAGGCTTATTTGTTAAAGCTAACAAATCTTCCTTCCTGTAAACTTTTCTAGCTGAAGTCATAAGTCTGCAAAACTCTCTAGTTTCACCCTGTTGGCTTAAAGCATTATCCTTTGTGTACATATATCTAACTTTGTAATAGTCATTATAAGACTTATTTACTCCATCTTGTACACTTCTTGCGTTTGGTCTAGCAGTTCCTGTTGATGCTAGTTCTGTTTTACCATTAGCAATATTATTTAGTTCTGCTTCAAAGTCAAAATCTTCGTGTTCATCTTCAACTTTTTCTTCATCTACTATTTCCCAATCTTCAGGCACTTCTTCTCCAAATTCTTCAATAAAACTTTCTAACTCTGTAAAGTCATTTTCTGTTTTTTTACAATTACATTTTTTTAAAGATGTTATTTGCTCGTGGTTTTCACATGGCATATAATACTCTTTACCATCTTGTGTATGTATATGCGTACCACTACAACCAATCCTTTTTGCTTCTTCTTCTGCTTCTTCTATAGTATCGAATAAAGGTAGTTCTTTACCGTCAGTTATCATACTTCCTACCTTAGCAAGTTTAACGTCTTGCTCTACTGTATCTTCTTCCCCTAAAGGTTCAAGCCCTAAGTCAGCCCTTATCTCGTCAATCGTCATAACTTCTCTAATAGTCTTAGAATCAAATTGTACTGTTATAGGTTTTAATTGTACAAACTCAACAGGTAAGTCTATATTGTTTACTGAGAATATAGTTTGTAAAGTGTTTAAGATGTTGAGTTGGAAACCTCTAACAACAGTATTTTGATAGAAATTTGCTGCGTTTATTAATTCATCAGCATTACTAGAAAAACCGTTATTTGTATCAATACCCATTAAAGTTTTAGATGTAATTCTGTGTGCTGCGCAAATATTCGAAACTAAAAGTTCTTGTAGGGCTAGGTATTGTTTGTCTGCATCTGATACGCTTATAGGTGTTATTTCAGGTGTTCTAGTCTTATCATCTGAAAAAGTTAAAATAAATTTACCTGCGTTAGAGGAAGAAACAAATTTATCTACTAAACTTTTTTCTATCTGTCTTCTTTCTTCTTGTGTCGGGATGCCATTCGCAAAACTGATAAAATAAGAACCTGCGAAACCATTCTCAATATTGTTTAAGTGAAACTCAGCTACTTTTTGGTCTACTAAAGCCCAATTGCAACCAGCTATGTAATCTGGTGTATGATATACGTCCATATTAGGACTGTAAGCACCTGAGTAAATCAATTGACTTCCTGAAGTTCTATCGTTTACATTAAAAGCTGCTACAGGGTAAGGTTTATTTGTTCTAGTATTAGCCCAATCAGCACTAATAAAGTAAGTATCAATCTGTCCTAGCTCGTTAGGTCGTCCTGCTCTTACTCGTTCAACTGGTACGTGGTAAAGCTCTACTATTTCTGTTCGTTCCCTATTCCAAACAACGTGTATTGCATAAGCTCCCTGTAGTTTAAAATCAAAAGCAACTTTCTTAATTACTTGGTGTAAACTTTCATTATAATTTACGTGCCTTAAAAACTTCTTTAATTTAACATAAGTTTCTAAATTTATAGCATCTTCTTCTTCACAAACTAAGTCTTCTCCTGCTATCATTTCAGCAGTCTGATTAACGATTGCCGCATGGGTGCTAGAATTGTAATATAAGTCAATTAAGAACTGAGGATATAAGTTCCTCCAGTCTTCCGTTCCGTATTCTATGTAGTCACGCCCTCTTACTTCTCTTACGATAGGTGCAGTTGATGTTTCTAAGTTTATACTAAGTATGTTTTCCATTTTATAAGTTTGATAAATAAGTATTTACATTAGCGGTAAGTGCTGCGCTTTCTGTATCATATATTTGTATTTCGCTAATCGTTCCGTCATAAGGATTAGCGTCTGTTGCTCTTACTCCTATTGCGTCCATGTTTGCAGTTCCTCCTAAAGTTTCTGTATCAGTTTGTGCTACACCATTAACATAAAGCGTAAGTAAGTTAGAGGCGTTTCTTGTAATAACTATATAATTGTCTGCTGTCAAGTCACCGCTATTAACAGTAATATCGGCTGTAGTATTGTCAATTTTCATTCTTAACTTTGTACTATTTGTTAATTTAATAAACTCGTTTTGACCTGCTGTATTATCACCTAGTACAACTACATTGTTTAAATCAGGGTTTAACCTCATTCCTATTGTAAAAGCACCGCTTAAAGTTATATCACTTGCAGAGCCTAAATTTTGAGTAGCTGAAGCGTCAAAGTCAATAGCACCTGAATTGTAAGCTGGCTGCTCGCTTGCAGTAGCTTGTGACATATCAAAACTATTAGAAGAACTGTCAGCCCAACGTGAAACATCAGAACCATTTAAAGTGATTCCTGTGTTGAATTTGTACCACGCTTCTAAACCTGTTTCGTCAGAAGGTTGCCAAGCTCCGCCAACTTTTTTGATAGTAACTAAACTTAATGCTTGTTTAAGTGCTAACATTATATAACTTGCTCGTAATAACAAATAGCTAAACCACTTGTCAAAGTTATAGCTGTACATTGAAGAAATAAAGTCGTTCCTGCTGGAATAGTCGTATGAAGACTTGATGCAGCTGACCCTGTACCTGTTTGAATATTAGAAGCTGCTATTGAATCTATTACACTTTCAGTAACAAAGTGAATTGCGTAATATTCTTTTCCTGTCATTGCTGTAGTTGTAATAACGTCACATCTATTTTTCCCTAGTTGCTCTGTTAATAATTGTTGTACGTTTTCTATTGCCATTTTATTTTATTTTATTGTCCGTAATATATATAGTTTGTTTCTGTCGCTGATTCTCTTTGCACGTATTGTACTTGCTCCGTTCCGTCTTTTTCTGCTAGATACATTTTACCCTTAGTAACTAAACCCTGTACTACTCCTTTATCGTTAGCGGCAGGGCTTAAAACGTCATTTTCATTTTTAGGTGCATTTCCTAAAGATACAGTTACTGTTCCTATCCAACTAACTTCGTAAATTTCGTACTTATAATATCCTGCAGGGAATAACTTTAATGCTCCTGTATAGATATTAGGTGTAGCGTAAGTAATATTTATATTAGTATATCTATCCTTAATAAGTTCTGTATTACCGTAAGCATAATAAACAGATTTGTCTAAGTCATTAGTGAATTTAACTAAGTGCCTTATTTGAGTAGAAGCTACAGTAGTGTCTATGCGGTTGTCTTCAGTTTGCACATATATCTTTATCTCTGTTTCTGTTGTTGCTTGTATCATAGTTAGTTTGTCTAGTATATAATAGAAATTCTTTGAATTTATTTGCTTTAAAAAGAAAAAGGAGTGCCTAAGCACCCCTCAATCAAGAATATATAAGAAAACTAATTAAGATGTAGTTATTGAAACATTTGTAAACGCCCCATTGTCAAAAGGATTAGTTGTATAATCTGCGACCATTGGGAAAGGAATTGGCTCCATTCCGTCGAATGTAAGAGTGTAACCGTTCCTGTCTCCGAAAGCAGCTCCAGAATCAATAGTACCTGCATTAAGTTCCATTCCGTTAGTTACTCCTAGCCCTACAATTACATTATGTCCGTTTGCTAAAGTTGCATTTAATTCACAGAAAATAACAAGTTTTGTCTGACCTAGTAATTTAATTTGATTTTGGTCTTCTTTTGTTAGTCTGTTAAGTATTACTGTTACAGTTGGTGTATAAAAAATAGTTCCGTTTTCTTTACTTCCTGTAATTGTTTCTGAAAGACTAGCTACGCCTAGAGGTGTAGTATATCTGTAAAGTCCTGTTGATGAAGCCATTTCAATGTCTGAAATTTCTCCATTTGCTTGGACTATTCCTACTGTTGTTAATGGTGCTGTAAATTGGTCGTAAACTCCGAAATAAATATTTTTTATCCCGCCGCTGATTCTTGAGCAGTCGAGTCCCCTCCCCTTCGTAAGTGCTATGCAAGCCATGATATTTTATGTTTTAGGTTAAGGGAGGAAGGGTTTTACCCCCTCCTTCCGTATAATTTATTTTATTATGATTGTCTTACGATATCAGCTCCAACTCCTGTTTGAACACCTGCTGAATAACGAGCTACTAATCTCATATTGTCGCTTCCGTCTAAAGCAGCCATGTCCATCAAAGTGATTCTAGTAGCGTCACTTAAAAGGTCAGTACCGAAGAACATGTTAGACTTTTCTGCTGCTACTACTTGATTGTCGGCCATTCCGTTACATACAGCGATTTTGTACCCTTCAAATACAGGTGCATAGTCTCCGTTCATGTTATAAGCGTTAACATATCCTAAAGTAGATACTGCTGATACATATAGAGCGTAAGTCTTAGGACTCATGTAGATGTGTAAGTCTTCTTTTCTTAAAACAGCAGAAATGTTAGCTGCCATGTCAGAAGTTAAAGTTTGTAAGTTAGCGATGATGTTACCTGCTGTATAAGCAGCTGATGCTGAAGATTGAACAACTGTTGCGTCAACTCCTGGTAATAAAAGACCTGTAGCTGCACCTAAGAAACCATTGAATTTCCCTGCTACTGCTGTTCCCTCCCAAATACTTTCCTCAGTTGCTTGTGCTATGATTTCACCCATGTAAGAAATTACATAGTCATCAAAAGATGCTGGAGGTGGTGCGCCTGCTCCTGCTCTCATTTGTAAAGCCTCCCATGAGTCTAAGAGAGTAGACTTACATAAGTCAAGATTAATTTGTAGATTTTTAGGTTCTAATACTTTTTCTGTAAGTGCTAAAGTACCTGCGTCTGTAAAGTCGCAAGTAGCGTCAGCAACTACTCCTGAGCCTGCCATTCTTTGAATGTTAGACTTATACTTAATGTTCTCAATAAGAGTTAAGTATTCTAATGAATTTGCTTGTTTTAAAGCTGCTGAAATGTAGAATCCAGCCGCCTTTCCTGAAAAATTGCTTGTCGTTGTAAAAGCCATGTTTTTGTTTTTTAAGTTATTATTTTATTTATTTAAATCGTGTAAAAATTTTTCCCTTCTTGTCATTTTATTGTATTCCGCTCTAGATACAGGTTTTCTGTCTGAGCTAAATTTATTTACATCTAAAGGAGCTGAAGCTGGTTGTGAAGCTAACTCAGTTTTTAATCTTTCGTTTTCTTCTTTTAATTTAGTCAATTCATCTTCTGCTGAAAACTCAACTACTTCTGTAGTTTTTATAGACTTAGGGTTTGTAGATGGTTCTTCTGTTTCTTCAGACATTTCTTCAACTTCGTCATCACCTCCAACTTTTTCTTCTTTAAGTTTAGCTACTGCAATTTCTAGGTTTTCAATTCGTTTCTCCATACCCTTCCAATCTGCAACGTCAGCTTCTTCGTCATAATCTTCTTTTTCGTCTTCGTCTGCCAATACTGTTTCTTCTGCAAGATCTTCTTCTTCAACTGTATCTACTTCTTCAGTTTCAGATTCAATAACTTCAGCTACGATACCTTCTTCCTCAACCCTGAAAGATACGCCTGTATCAGTCTTATACGTCCCAACAGGTAATAAAATTGTAGTTCCATCTTCAGTTAAAACTGAAATGTCTACACCTGCTTCTAATTCGTCAGCAGTTGAAACGAAAATTGTTCCATCCTCGCTTTTTGCTTGCCACTCTAACTTAATTGTAGATTCTTTGTTAAGACCTAGAGCTACTAAGATTTGTTCTTTAATGTCCATAATTTCTTTTTAGTTTTATTAGTGTTTGTACTATATAATAGATAAACTATTACTTTGTTTGATTTTGTCTAATTATTTCGTTTAGTGCCGATAAGATTTCTTCGTTTGTTGGTGCTTTTTGTGACATTTGTTCCATCTTGTCCGTAAAGTAGCCTTCAATTGATAAGCCTTTAAGTTCGCCTTCTTTTATCTTATTCCAAAGCTCGTCATTTTCTATTTTCATTTTTACAAACCAAGTTCCGTTAGGGAGGTCGTAACCGTATAACTTAGACTTGTCCATATCACCTTCCTTAATCCAACTTTCAACTGTTAGAACTCCGCTAACTCTATCTTGATGTTGGTATGTAGCTTTATGGTGGTTGTTGTGTTTTAAATAAAGTTCAGACGCCTTACGTACTGTTTCAGGGCTAAAGTAAACATAGTAGTCTGAGTCTGTGTTTGGGTTATGTCTGAATATTTGCTTGTTAGGAATTAAAGCTGGTGAAACGAGCATTCTTTTCTCCTCGTCTACTTTTGCAAATGTTAAGTTGTTCTTTTCTTTTCCAAAGTAAACAAAGTCTTGTTCTATTGCAGGTGAAGTAACCAAACTAATTGCGTCAATAGCTAGTTCTTCTGAATCGTCAGAAATTACCAGCTCAACAATAGATGTAGTTTTTTCGTAATAGTCTTTATTGGCTTCTTCACATTCAGCAACTGAGTCGTAAGTGCAGCTTCCTGTCTTTCCCCATTTATATTTCCCGTTTTGACATTTTTCGCATGGCATATTATATAATATATTTAGTTAGTATTTGTTTGATTTTTGTTTTTTTGTTATTTAACATAATATTTTTAAGTTTGCTAGGCTATATCTAGTGTTTTAATTTTATATTGTTTTTAATAGTAATATACTATAAGTGATTAAAAACGCCTTAGAACGCTTTAAAACACTTAATAGCTATATTGTAGCCCTTCTTCTAATATTGGCTAATTGGTTCTGACTATTAGTCATTTCGTCCGTTACTACAAACGCTTTCATTGGCTCAGGTTCTATTCCGCCTGATAAATCAAAAGCTCCTGACATCATTTGTGGTGCAGGTGTTGAAGGTGTTGCAGGTGCTGAAACAGAACCGCCCCCAGCTCCTGCTCCGCTTGGGTTTGTAGACATAATCTTACTTAATGCTTGTGCTCCCATTACCCCTGCACCTATAGCGTTTGCAAGTCTTAAAGGGTAAGGCAATAATTTGTCAGCTACAGAAGTTGCTCCCATTGCCGCCATTACTGCTTGTTGCGTATTATAAACAACTTGTGCGGCTGCTACTCCTTTTGACAATGCAGTGTTTTCTCCTGCCAAAGAAGCAGCTATTCCAAACCCTTTCTTTATTAATGCTTCTTTTGCACTTTCAACTGCCTTTGCAATGTCTTCTTTTTCCTTAGCTACTCTTTTTGCTTCTTTTATCTCGTCATCTGCTGCTTTTTTTCTAGCGTCTGCTTCTTCTTTTAGTTTTGCTTTTTCATTTGCCCTCATTTCATTTGTCAGAGTTTCCATTTCAGTAGCAAGTCGTTTCTGAGTTTGAAAAGATTGAGTTTTTAAATTTATTAATTCAACTTCTAGTGCAACTAAAGCGTCTTCGTCTTCTTGCAAATTTTTAGACAAGTCCATAGTTTCCGCTTGTATTGCTATCTTCTTTTTTTGTAATTCTATAGCAGCAGCAGTTGTCTCTAATTCTAAGTCGTTTGCTTTTTGAAGAGCTGCAAGTCTTTCTTCTTGTGTTTTACTTTCATCTAACGCTTCTAGTCTAGCCTTTTGTATTTCTTGTCTTGTCTTTGCTCTATCTTTTGCAAAATCATTTTCTGTTTGCCTTAACTCTTGCGTCCTTTTCTTTAATGCCATTATAGCAGTTACGTCATTGTTTATTTCCTCACCTAAAGACTTAAACCCTTCAGCCATTTTTCCCGTTAAGTCATCTACTCCTGTTGCTACTTGCACTATACTTTCGCCAAACCCTGCAGCGTTTTCCTTCATTTCGTCAAAATCTAAAGATAATGCAGACTTTATAGTTTTACCTAAATAGCTAAAGGCATCAACTATTCCTTCAACTCTATTAAGTAAATTAGTCTTTATAGCTTGCCATAAATCAGCTATTGCTTGTTGTGGGTTTTCAAAAGCACTAACTATTACTTTACCGAAATCAGATAATCTATCAGTAATAACGCTAATTACTGCGCCAAACCCAGCCATAACTCTTTCTAACTTTTCAGCACCTTCCTTAGTACTTTTAAAGTAAGCAATCAAAGTACCAACTAAAAGTACAAATGCGCCAACTCCAGAAGAAATTATACCAGCTTTGATTGAGCCGAACATCCCTTTTGCAGTTGTTGCTGCTGAAGCAAAACCTTTTTTTATTCCATTAAGGGAAACGCCCATAACTTTAAATTCAGCCGCTGCGTTTTTTGTGTCTTTTGCTACATCTCCTACATTAGAGTTGACGTTTATATTTATATTTTCGTTCATGTTTGCCATAACTATATTTTTTAAAGTGCTACCCCTGTTTTAATTTGTGTGAATGTTATATTGCTGCACCATTCTATTGTCACGTTTGTTGCTCCCCTTACTCGCATAGCAAAGTTAGTTCCTGATGCTATTCCTGTAGGTTGCCAATTAGAAACAGTACCGTTGCTTTTTATTGCGTCTCTCTCTCTACTTACACTAAGCGTGCCGCTTTCATTTATTATAACTCCTCGTTCTACCCAACTTGCATAATCACCTAAATTCCCTGTACCTGTTCCTCCTACTCTTACAGCTATTACATCAGCGTGAAAATACATTATAGCGTTTTCAGGTACTGCTAAGAGTTTATCAGTTGTATTGTTAAGATAACTTATAGTATTTGTTCCGTTTGTAGTTTGTATTCCGTATATTACTTGTATGCTTTGCCTTTCGCCTAATAAGTCTGTAGCTAAGTTACCTCCTAAGACTATAGAGTTATCGGCTGTAGCCTCTCCGTTCGTTCCATAGACATTGGCATTATTTACTCCGTTTGCTATTTCGTTATTATTTCCAACTACTATGTTATTTCTAGATAAACCTTTTACTGTATTGTTTTCACCTATTATATAAGTATTGTTTGTACCTGTTTCAGTCGTGTTTCCTGCGCCCTGTAGTTTATTAGTTACGTTGCTAAAACTTCTATCTAAATTTGAGTTAAATCTAAATATTGAGCAAGTTCCATCTGCTTTGTTATAAGTATATCCGTAAGCCTCGCATTGTAATTGATTAGGTATTATTTCATTTGTCCCATCAGTAAAAGTTACAACCCCTGTAGGTGAAGTGATAGATGGCTTTACGTCAAAGCCTGTTAAATATGGTATTGTTGGTATTTTGCTCATTACGGTATAAGTATAAATTCTACAGTTGCTAAGTCGTTAGGTTTGTAGTCAATTTTGTTAACTCTGAATGTTCTGTTCTTGATAAAGACTGTATCGTTAAATTTAAACGTATTAATATCAGAAGGACTTAAATTTACTTTAAGAGTCATAATTCTAGTATCAGGATTGTAAAGCTCTGAGTAATAAGGTAACCAATATAGATTAAATAAATTACTATTTACAGGCGAACCTATACCTCCTATTAGTTGGCATTCGCCAAAATGAAAGTCTCTAACACTAGGCGCACTTTGTGGTGAAACGTTAGAGAAATGACTAAATTGCAAAAAGGTTTCTAGGTTTTCTGAAGCTAATCCGTTTTGTTCAGGAATAAAATAAGAACCTAATATCGTTTTTATTCCATTGTTAAACATTATTCTAGGGCTATTTTCAAAGCCTTCTGTAGTTTCGTCTTCATTCATAGAATAAAGAGCTGGTGTTATTAAATCAGAGTATATAGTTTCTAAAGGTTTTATAACTGTAGCTGCAAAAGGCTCTGCAATTATTTCGTCTTCTCCTGCTAAGATTGTAAACTCTGAAGCGTCATATTGTTTACTTCCGTATAAGTGACCGCCTACTTGTCTTTTGTAATTCATAAAAGGATAGTCGTCTTCGTCTTCTACAAACTTAAATATAGTCTTTTTGTTTAAATCGGTTAAAGGTACAAGTTTCATTTCTGAAACATCTACTTTTTCTGTCCAATCTAACTCTTTACTATTAGGGTTATTTATAAATATATCTGAATAAGGTTCTATCTTTATATTACTAGGATTATCTTCATCAGGCAAAGTAACTAAATTAAACATTGTCATTAATCCCTTTAAGAACTCCCATTGTCCAAGTTCACCTCTTAGCGTTTGTAAAATAGTGTTATTAGTTACAGCAGCTACTCCTACATTAAAAGTAACCCAAGCACCTGTATTAGCTGCACCTGCTACAATATTAGTTTGCATTTGCTCTACTACACTCCCTGCTGATGCTTTGAACTGTACTTGTAAAGTATCTCCTACAGTTGTCATTGTTCTTGTAAAATTCCCTGTATAATTAAAAAAGTCACCGGCTGCTATTGTTACAACTCCTGAATAGTTAATTGGTGTTGAATTATACAGCCATTGACATTCTACTGTTCTAGGCGAACTATCTGTATTTTTTATTAGGTAACTATAATTTATATTATAAGTTTCGTTTACTACAGTTGAGGTTATTATATGCGTACTTGTGTCATAATTAGGTGGTGGTATCAAATTCAATCCAGAAGGTGCGCTTGAATTTAATATCATATTACTATAAGATGTAGTTGCTGTATTTGCTACTCCTCCTGTACCCTGATTAAACCAATAAATTGCAGTATATTGTGTGCTATCTATTTCTACAGGAGAATCTTCAGCTCCCCAATTAAAGTCCATATACAATTTTTTAAAATCGTCTGTATTAAAAAATTCACTTTCGTAAGTAAAAGGTATTACTTGAAATATTCTGTCAATTAAATACTTTATATTTATAAAAGGTCTAAAGATTTGCCCTAAGTCTGTGTATTCAGGATATCCAACTGTAGCACCTGTTCCTGTTGAACCACCTATAAGTTGTTCGTGAGTCCAATCTACAAAAGGATATTTAACAGTACTGTAAGCATTTCTAAAACCTGATGTACTAGCGTTAAGATAAGTTATTCCTGTTCCTGAGTCATTCCAACTATTTTTTATATTAGTCTTGTTATAGTCGTGCGATAATTCTGAAAAATCTAATTCAGAAAATGCTCTATCTCCTAAGACATCAGCTAGTGCAACTACTTCAGAATATAAGTTTACATTGTAGCTTATTTCTCCTGACTTGTCTGATATATCAAGCATTCTTAAATAGCCTTCAAATAATAAAAAGCCATCTTGTTTTAGAATAGCTTTAGTTCTTTTATAAGGGTTAAAATTAAGCCCTGTATCAGTTCTCGTTATTTCAAAAATATTGTCAAAGATTTGATTGTTTCTTTTTGTAGCTGGTAAGTTAAAAGCCTTTGAATAAGACTGTACTTTTTCTGCTACATTTTTAAAGTCATCTACACTAAGACTTAGAGGTATGTCCTCATCTTCGTAAAGGTCGCAAATAACTTGTCCGTTGCTTAAATCTGTAAATATTCCGCTTGGTGTTGATGTAGATAAAACACAAGAAACGTCTGCTATTCCTACAACTGAAGTTACGCTATAAATTACTATAACATCAGCAACTGAATTCGCATTAAACGATACAGTCTTTAAGCCTGTTCCTGTTATTACGTTTGAGCTTATTAGCTGACTGCCTTTATATTGGTAAACTGTAAATTGTGTAGTATTAGAATTTACGTTTATAGTTAATTCATAAGTTGCTCCATAAATAAGGTTAGATAATCTTTGTACTATACCTGTATTAATTGGTATTGCTAAAGAACCTGAACTTTGCGTTATTTCACTAGCTACACCGCTAAAACGATACCAAGTATTTACAGCAAAAAGAGAAAATGAACCAATAGAATAAGTATTTACAAAGGCTTGCGGCAAAGCACCTGAAACGCTTTGAGTTGAAGTAGAAGTATTAACTTGATTAAAATTAATACCATCAACTACTAATTCATTAGATGGTGAGCTTAAAGGTGTTGAGCCATCAAAATATTGTGGGAATACTATTAGTTGTACTGACATTATACTGATTGTGTTCTTAGTGTTTTACTCTTTTCTACTTCAAAAGTGTACTGTATTAATTTGTCGTTTGCTATTGTCTTTTTTACAAAGCTAGACGTTGTAAGCCTTACAGGTTTTACATATTGGTTAAGTGCTGAAGATGTTGCGTCTGTTTGGTAACCATCTAAGATATAAACCTCAGGGCTATTTATTAATTCTTCAAACATATCATTTTCGCTTTCGCTTACAAAGTCTGAATTCATTGTAATTTTCTCTGTAGCGTTTACTCTAAAAGATTTCTTACCGCCCTTATAACTATCTACTCTGTAAGCTGCTTCGTTCCAAGTTCCTGCTAGTTGCTCGTATGTAGAACCTTTAGTTGATATGCTTCTTATTGACTTCTGAGTAAAAGTATAATAATCCCAAGCACCCCATTGATTAAGCCAACAAAGTCTGATACTTTCGTAACCTTTTAAATTAGGACAATTTATATTAATTGTGTATTGAGTTGATATTCTGTTGCCGCTACTTCCAAAAGCCTGTGCAACTATTGAGCCGCCCTGTATTGTTCCTGCTGAAACTAATGCTTGAAAAGTAGAACTCCAATTTTGTAAGTTTGCAGGAAAGCAGCCAAAGTATAGAAAACTAATTACAGCGCTTGTAGTGAAGTTTGTATAAGCTCCATTACCATAGTTTCGGTCAATATTTTCTGTACCTATTTGACTACCTGAACTGTCGTTATATTGTAACCTTATATAGCTTAAATTATCATTAGGCGATAAAAAAGCAAGTGTTCCGTAATCTTCTAAATTAGCATACTGAGTAACTGGCGCATTAGTTAAGAAATTGTCCGTTTGTGCTGACAAATTAAACCTACTTAAATCATATCCAAAGTCGTTAGCTGTAGTACCTGTACCCATTGTAAGAATATCAGAATATTTTAAGTAGCCGTTAAATATTAGGTAGTCAATTGAATTTTGTAAATCTACTATTTGAATATCACCATTTGCGTCTGTATATTGCGTTTTAAATTGAATAGTCAACCATCTAGCAGCCTTTTTGTTTCTTGAATATTTATCTATTAAGTGTAAAGGGTGCGGTGTGTTATCTGTTGTAGGGTTACCTTTATACGAGCTTATATTTGCCGCCATATTATCAGCACTAACATAATTTTCTACTACTTGTTTAAAATCAAATATTCCTACTCCTGCATTGTTAGGTGTTGTTTTAAATGTAGCTACAGGAATTGTTGATGTACTAATTGAGCTGGGAGTTGTGTTACTTATGTACACATCAGCTATAAATCTAACATTAGTAAAGCCTGATACTATCGTATTATTAGATACTACAAAAATTACTTCTTGCCCAACTGGTACTTGAGGGTATAAGGGTTTCTGTTCTATTATTGTTGCCATTATTTTATGTTATTTAATATGTCTTCTGCAATTGCTTTACCGAACTTACTGGTAAACTGTTTCATTCCAAGCATTAAAGGTTTTTGAAAAAAACTCAAAGATTTTATACCTTCTCTTTTTATTTTTTTACTTATTAGGTAAGCTAACCCAGAAACAAATTGCCCAGTATTTGTAGACCTACCTCTTTTTACTCCATGACCTTTTATTCCTTTTTTCTTTATCCACTTTGAAATTATATCAATAGGAGGTGCTTTTGTTGTATATTTAAAAGGACTAGGTTTTACTTTACCATCTCTATTTTTATAGCTTATTTTTTTTGCTGTTCCTGATACTCCCTTATCTAAAAACTGACCATAAGCAGCCATCTTAAATCTAACTGTTAATGTACCGCTTTTTTTTATAACAGAAAAATTAATTGAGTTTTCTAAAGCAGTACCTCCTCCTTTTGCTTTTTGTAAATTTCCTTTTGCTCTGTTTACTACTTGTTTACCAAAGCTATTTAGATATCTTTCAACTGAAGGTAAATTCATTATACTAACGCTGCAAAGACTTCTACTTGTACATCAGTTGTTGCTGAAGGTCTTACTTCTACTGTAACTAAATCTTGTAATGTAGGGAATGCAGGACTTGCGTCTTCTTCACCAATCAATGCTTCTTCTGCTTGGTATAAGATATGCGAACCCCCTGCCCTAACTGTTACTTGATAGTTAGTTGCTGAAGTTACAAAAGCTACTTTCATATCTTGGTCATCACTTAAATTTGTAACTCTTAGGTATTTACAATTCTCTACATCTAAAGCACCATCTGCTCCATAAGGAGTTGAATTAAATACTGCTACTGTTGTAGTTTGCGAGTGAGTACAAGTTAATATTCTTTCAAATACATCTACTATTCCTGTAGTTGTTAAAGTGTTTGTAGAACCTCGGACTGAGCCGTTTAATACGACATTCTCTGTAATTGTTGTTGTTAAATCTGCTGCCATAATTTTTTATTTTTTATCTATTTGTTTAAGTTTATTTATTGCCCAATTTACACCAGACGAACCGCCCCAAGCATCCCACATTAAACCACCGCACCCTTCTGAGTAAGGCACGTCTTTATGTTGTTGATGTCTTTTAAATGATGCCATTCTTGCTATTGTGTCTCTGCTGATAGGTTTTCTGTCTGCTAATTGTGCTGAACGAGTCCAACCTACTCTAGTACCGCAACTGCTTCCGTTTTCTTCTTTATACTTTCTTGCTCTTTTAGCATTATTACTAGCTGCTTGTGGATAGTCGCTATAACTTTCTAGTCCTATGCTTATTGCTTCTAGCTTTTCTAATATGTCTTCGTAATTCATAGCTTTACTGTTATTTTAAATTTCTTCCACCCTATTTGAACTATTAATCTTCCTATATTAAATTTTATCATTAGTAACCTGCACCTCTAATATTTACAGGAATATTACAAGTTTGAAAATCGTTTTGAACTAATACCCCTATAGTAAACACATAGCCACAACATAAGTTATCAAATCGTTCTTGAAAAGGCTCTATTGTAAATTGGTCTTGTGTAAAGTAGATAGGTTCGTTTATATCATTTACTCCGTTTAAAGATTGTCTAGAACTATGCCTTAACATTCCTATAATATCTGTACAAATAGCTAAAGTTTGATTAAATACTTCTTGTTCGTTATTATCTGTATTTACTAGCTTAGTCAATTCTGAATGTTGTTTAGTTTGCCAGTCTGATTTCTCGCCTACCATATCCATAATAAACACTTGAAAGTTATAAGTTAATTGACTGTCTCCTGTTTCAACTGAAGTTGGGTTAATGTGCATTAAAGGAAACTTCTCCATCTTTTCAAGATTGAGGTCATAAATATCACCAACTGAAATTGTGCTTATTTGTTCGTGGAACTCTCCTAGTCTTAGCAAAGTGTTTACTACATTGTTATAAGATTTATTGTTGACCATTTCTTTTTACTTTATTTTGTGAGTTTAAATCTGTTTCATAACTTAACCAAGTTAAGCACTCTAACAAACCTAAATTCGTTATCCGTTCTAAGTTTACTATTTCAGCATTACACAAGCGATACATGACCCCAAACCACGACCATTTTTCTGCAAAGCTTTCAGTTGCTATTGCGTCTGCATTTCCGTCAGCCGCTCCATCAAATATAATGGCAAAATCGCTGACAATTCTCTCCCTAAATTGTAAAAAAAAACCAATGCACTTTGCACTTGTTCTGCTGACATCTTTTTCATTTCTTCCGTCCTAAGCCGAATATTTCCATCATAAGCATCAATAATATAAATGTCATTTTTCTTTTCTTTTATTGGTCTATACAATACCGCCATCAATTCAGCTAAATGCTTTTCTATTCCGTTCTTTATAAATGTTTCAATATCCGCATACTCGCCTAACGTTATACTATCTAAATCAGGATGAAAACCATACTCAATACCATCTATTTCAATAATCCTTTTAAGCTTTGTATCTTGCTTTTGTTGTAGCTCTGCAATTTTACTCATTAATACTGCTACATCTTTTAAAGCTAATTCCTTTACTAACTGCTTAGGAATATTAGATAACGCTGCTATTGTTTCTGTTGCTTCTTCAGTCTTTGTACCTGTTTCAAAATCAATAAGTTTCAGCCACTTCTGTAAAGTTACTTCTTTCCAACTACTAATAAGTTTAAACTTTTTTACCTTACCTTCTTTTTTAATATTTACTTTCATCTTATATATAATAGAAATTTGTTGTTTTTAGTTTAACACCTCAATTGTTAATAACTTTGGTAATAATTCTGTTTATAATTGTTACAATTAAAAAAAAAGTGTATCTTTGCACTATAATTGTTCATTGAAATAGTAGAAAACGAAATCTGATATATAGGAAACTAGACGCGCACCCTAGCGACGAGAGTTAAAAAAGTTAGACGCTTTATAAAATAAAATGATAGCAATATTATTTTAATACTTGGCGAAGTATTAAACTTGATTAAACGGTGGGATTAGGCTCTGTGAAGGCATATATACTGAAGCGAAGCAAGTGGTATTATCACATCAAATAAAGGTTTGATGTAAACACTCAAAAGGTTGGTAATAAATCGTAATCCCGTATGCGGACGAGCTAGCAAACGAAGTACTTTGGACAGACACTACTATTTTAAGAACAATTTTATTCTAATAAACTTACTGTACGTAATACTTTCCTGCGTTTGGGTTGTCTAGGTGGTATATTACATTATATCTAACCCCGTCAATTGCGTGATTGTAGTTGTCTACATAAAGTTTAGAACCTTTGTCTGCGTATATATAATTGTTTAATTCTTTAGCTATATTAGTACTTTCTGGAGTTATGATAATCTCATAATCTTGCATACGAGTTATCCCGCTTTCAATAGTTCCTTTTTTTACAGGTTTGATGTTTACTCCTAAATGTCTAAGGTCTGCAATTAGTCTTGGTTCTGCTGAGTCAGCAATGATAAGTTTATTATCTACTTTGTCTAATATGATTTTAGCTAGTTCGTTTGACTTTAAGCCATTCTTATAAATATGTTCTTTTAAATATATCTTTCGTTTTCTTTTATCAATAGCCACTTCTGTAAGGCTATCTGGGTCAACACTAAAACCAAAGTCCATACCGCAAGATGTCTGAAGTCCATCAGGATTAAATTCACCTATTGACCAATTCTCAAAGACTACTCCTTCTGCTTTATCTAACCAACCCCCAAGTATTTTATGCTGGTACTTTTTAAAGTTTCTATGCTTTATGCTCTTAATACGCTCTAGGAAGCTCTGTGAGAGGTTTTTAATATTATCTAGGTAACTAGTATGTATATAGCATATATTGTCCTTAGAACCGTTAAAACCGCCTTCTACGCCTTTGTCTTCAAAAAAGCGTTTATATATCCAATGTTCTTTAGTAACAGGGTTTAATATTAATACTACTCTATTATGTATGTTCTTTTCTCTTATACTTAGGTCAATAGTATCAAAGATATTTTCGTCAACTAATTCTTCTGCTTCGTCAAGTACCCAAGTTGATATACCCTGTAAAGATTTTAGACTAGCGGTTTGGTTACCAGCTGATGTTCTTATACCTCTAAATAATATATCTGATTTATTGCTTGTATTAACTACTTCTGCTTTATTAATACTAAACACTTCATCAAACCCTAGCAGCCCTATCTTTTCTAAGAACTCTGGAATAATTGAAAGATGTGCTGAAGTCATTGTGAAACGAGTAAAGAGTATTCTTATCCCTTTAGTCATTGTAAGTAAAGTTAAAAATACTGTTACAGCAAAAGACTTTCCTGAACCTCTACCGCCTGTAATTATAAAGTAACGAGCATCAGACTTGAATAAGGGGTTATATTTCTTATTCAGTATCAGTTTCAACAAATGTTATAACAGGCATATTGATAACCTTATCACCTGAAGTTATATCTAACTCGGACTTCTCTACATATCCCCTACGCTTTCCTTTTGTCTTTAAGAAAAAAATTGTAGCTGATGTTGAGCCTTCTCCTATTTGTTTGTGTAATTGGCTTTCTCCAAAGTCTAGTGCAATGTTTTCAATGTCCTGAACTTGTTTAGCAAATTCCTCATCTTCGTTTAGCCATTTATAGTATGTTGAACGTGGAACGTCTGCTGACTTACAGGCAACTGTTACCACTCCTAAACTCTTTTCTAAAGCCTTCAAAATGCTTTCCTTTTTTATGTGTCTACTTTCGTCCATATTATATTCCTTTAAATGCTTTCAATGGATAGAAGATTAAACTGTTTCTGTAACCATTTTCTGCTATTGGTTTTATTGGTGTTACTCCATGTACATTCTTCCAAGCTGGGTAAACTAACATTGAGTTGTCTGCCTGTTCAAATGTTACGTCATAATCAGGCACATTTAAGCAACCCCCATTAGCATTGTTTCTTTTAGTCAGGATTGTGTTTACTGTTCCTACTATGTTTCCTGTATCTCTGTGAAAAGCTGCTGCTATATTAAAATTAGATATGCTGCTAGTGTACATATTACCAAATCTCCATTCTTTTTTTACATCTTCAAATAATTCTGTTTGTCTTTTATAAATATGTGGAGTTAGTTCCTTAATAATTTGTTCTGCTTCTAAACAAGCACCCCACATTGCCTTAATAAATGTTTGAGCTTTTGGCTCTCTATGTACAGGAGTGATACTTGGGTATGGCATTCTCATATGAGGTTTAGGAGCCCTGCTTCCTAAAATAGTACTAAACTGAGTTACTAAATTCTTACCCTCTCTTTGTCTTTTTAATTTATCTTGCTTGTTTCCTTGCGGACCTCTGCTCATTTCCGCTTTAGGCACATTATCACTTCTAAATTCTTTATTAGCTATTGCTATCAATTGTTGCAGCTTTTTACTGTACTTTGTTACATCTTTAATATAAAACCCTATTATCTCCCCATCAAGTTCTAATAAGCAATCTTCTTTTATGTTTGGTTCATAGTAAGGGCATTCTTTACCTATCTTAATATTGTGTTCTACTTGTTGCAGTTTTATTGTTTTCATATTAGTATTTCATTTTTGCGTTTAGAATTTAATCTTACCTTATCTCCCCACTTTGATTTTAGTATTCTTATGTTTTTCTGTTCTTCTTTATCATCTCTAACATCAACTGCCCCACCTTTGTTTGAATAATGCTCAAAAGTAAATAAGTATTTCTGATACCTTATAACATCTCCCCTCTCCCTATGTTGTAAAGTGAAGTCGTAATCTTCTTTAAGAGTAAGCTGAGTATCAAATCTAATTTCTGAAGGTTTTACAAATAACATATCTCCAATACAAAAAGTATTAACGCTTACAATCTTATTGGCAAAGAAATAATTGTCTGTCGGTGGTATTCCTAATAACTTAACCCCTTTCACCTCATTGAACCTTTTAACTATATCTTCAATAGCAAAGTCAAGTTCTACTTTAGCAGGACAACCAAAATTCTTATTGACTACTACTTTTTTTATATCATCACTTAACTGTACGCATATCTTTTTTTGTTTAAAAGCGTGTTCTAGTGCATAGTTTCTACTATCCATCAAATTTCCTGTTTCATAAACATTCAAGCATCCGTTCTCTTTGTATAATTCTCCTTCTCCATTTTTAACGCAAAAGATATATTTCTTCTTTTGTTCTTCGTTGAATGGAAGTTTATCATATCTCCCTGCTGATATTACATATACATTATGCGTCATTCTTAAAAGCATTTAAAACAATTAATCCTACATTCTTCCCTTCCTTTCTTGCCGTGTTAATCAGTAATACGGCTTCGTCATAATGCTCAGGTTCGAACTCTATTTGTATTGCTCTTTTTACCCCTGCTTCTTTGTCTTGTAATGTTGAGCCTAAGTCTAGGTCTTCTAATACAGAATAGTCTACTGCTTCTTCAGGTTGCCAAACATCCATACCCCATTCGCCTAGCTTTGCGTTATCCCATTGGTTTCCTAGAATATCCCAATCCCATTCACCAAACCCTACATTATCTTTAACTATAAATTCCTCTTTCTGCTCTTCTGTCAAGCCCTTTGCTATTTTAACTGGCACTTCTTTTAAACCAGCTTCTATACACGCTTTGTATCTCATATTGCCGCCTAAAATGACATTGTTCTCGTCAATTATTATAGGTCTTAGTTCTAACATCTCAGGGAAGTCCTTAATTGACTTTACAAGTTTTTTAAATTTAGCTTCCTTAATTATTCTAGGATTGCTTTCGTTTGGTTTTAATTCGTTGATTTTTAGTTTCATAGTATATAATAGAATTTTAATTAATTTATTTAGTAGTCTTCGTTTATTCCTCTTGTGCCGATTAGTTTTTCTTTTGCTCCAGCCCATAGCTTGTCTCTTTGTTTACTTAAACTAGGTTCTGTTCTTTTAAGGTTAGGCATTCCGTCAGTTGGTTTGCTATCCATATATTTACCGCATTCGCATAGTGCTTCCTTAGTTACCCATTTCTTATCTATTAGGACTATTGTAGCTTTCCCTATTTCCATTGTGTTTCCGCATTCGCAAGTATATAAAGTCATAATATTTTTTAGTTATAATAAATGCCTAAAATTAAAATCATTACAATAATAAATATGTAAAATAAAAATATTTTAGCTTTTGGACTCATTATGTAATCTGTCTAACTCAAAGTGTAAGTGATTAATTGCTTTTTGTATATCTTGTTCAGCTGGGTTTCCTTCTTTTTTACCAGCTCTTAAAAGATAACTGATTGCAGTTCCTAAGTTGTAGCTATCAGGTTGAAAGTCCTCTACTACTTTTCTTGCTGAATAACCGTACTTCTTACCTGAGTAGTAACTTGGTTCTGGTGTTGTTTTATAATCTACTTCAATTGTCATATTTTCTAAGTTTTTAATTAGTTTCTCGTTTTGTGTCATTATTTAAAAGTTTTAAAAGTTGGTGTGGTGTGTAAATTCTGCTATCGCCTGAGTAATTTTCAAAGATACAAGTAAAGTTGTCGTTTTCCCAAGTCCAAAGGCTTTTAACATTCTTTTTAATGTGGCTATTTAACACCCATTTAATTGATTTGTAAGTTCTTTTCATTTCTATTTATTTAAGTTTAAAATACGCTAAGGGTTTGAAAAAAAATAAAGAAATAACTGCTTTGTTATTTAAGTTAAGTTTAGCCCTTAGCATATTCATTATATAGTTTTTTTATTCCATCAAAGCAAGTTGAAATACATGAACCGCAATTTGTTCTTACATTGTATTTAGTATTGTATATTGTATTATATGTCTCAATCATTCTTTTTTTAGCTGCTTGGTCTTTTGCTCTACCTGTTTTTAAGTCTTGCCACATATCTAATATTTCGTCTACTATTTCTTGAGGCAAACTTTCAGGGGTTTCTATTTTAGTTGTTTTTTGCCATTTCTTTTGGCTGCACCCCATTGTTGCAAGTCTAGCTTTTATTTTCATAAAACAACCACAATCTTTGCAAGTTCCTGTAGGTTTAAAATAATAAACACAACTCCTACAGATAGCTATTCTATCTTGATAGACTTCGTTAGGCACAAAAAACTTATTCATTCAATTCCTTTTTAAGTATTTCCCTTACTTTATCTATTGTAGTAAAAAGACTGTTTCTGCTTATTCCTGTTTTCTTAGCTAGACTATCTAAAGTTTCGCCTGAGTAGTAAAGCTCAAACACTTTCTTATCGTACCAACTTTGTTTATCTAAAACTTTGTCAATTTCTTCTAGCTTAGTCCATTTGTATTCTTCTATTACTTCAGGTATATTATATATACTTCTGGTGTGTCCTTCAGTAACATTTGTATCATAATAGTTATGTATATGCGTGTAGTATTTATTATACTTATAATAAAAAGGACTTCTTGTGCTTGTTAAACTTCTTCTCAATACTACTGCACCATACCTTATTAAACCTTCTTGTCCGTCTTTTTCCCAAATACCTTTTAAGGTGTCAGGGTTCATCTGTAGAAAATAAAGCATAAGTTCCTGTACTGCGTCATTAATTGCTTCTTCATCTTGCGTAAGCCCAAAGCACATTTCCCTAAACTTAGAACTAAGGCTTGATATTTCTGCGTAAATCTCAGTCATTTATTTGTTCTAAAGATTCTATCTTATTTACTACATCAAAAACCATGTCGCTAAGAACAACCTTATAAGCTCTAATTACTGAAGCGTTTGTTTTAGTTTCTAGCCCAGCAAAAAAACCATTAGTAGCAACTGACATATTAATAGGAATTATCATTAACCAATCATACCAGTTATTTTCTTTTACTCCTTTGCCATAGTTATTATGATATTCTAAAACTACATCTACTACATCTAAAAAATTATTGTATCTTGATTTTGTGCTTACGTCTTTTGCAAACTCTATACACATAGTTAAATAAGTTTCAATTATTTGCTTGTGTTCTTCACTTGCGTAAATCGGCTTTATCATACGCCAAAGATATAAAAATTGTTACTCAATTCCTTTTTCTTTTTTTAACTTATCAACAAGTGATTTATAATAACTTATTTTTTCTTCATATTCTATCCTAGAAATTTTTAAAGTTGTTCTAGCTAAGTGTTGTAATTCCTGCGCTCTACCTTCTCCGTACTTAGAGTCTATAGCTAAAGCGAACTTGTACTGTTCTCCCCAAGCATAGACATTGCATTTTACACACTGTACCTCACAATTTCCATCTTCTGAAAATCTTGTTGCTAGGTGCTTTCGGCTTTGAAAGTGTCCGTTTTGCATACCATCTTTATAGTGCCTGACTACTCCACAAGTGAAGCATTGGCACATTCCGTACTCGTTAGCATCTCTAAGTCTAATGTAAAGACTAAACCACTTGTCTAGTTCTTTTTTTAATTTGCTTATAGTTTTTAATGCCATAGCATTTCTTGAATCAGCTCTTGAGCTGGTGCAGTATAGATATATTTAGCAATAGTTGTATTTCTTCCAAATCTAGTTTTTTTAGTCAAAGGCATACTATCTATATTATAGCCTTCTTTTCTATGATTAAAGATAATAGCTGAAAGTCTAGTTGCTCCGTATTCTTTTATAGCTTCATAACTTGTAATACTTCCGTAAGTTTTTAAGTGCCAAAGAACTGCATCTGATTGGCTCTTTACTTCTTTTTCTGTAATTTTAATTGTTTTCATAGTTGTCAAATTTAGTACAGAAATAAGCCTCTATAATACAAAGTAAAATTATTATTCCCCATACGATTGTTAATATCTTCATTTTAATAGTTTTAAAGGTTCTTGATAAAATAAAACTTTTTCTTTTGGCTGCCCTAAAGTATGCACTTGATAGTAAGCGTTGTCAATTACTTTCTTTTGAGCATAAGTCCATTTGTAAAAGGTTCTTATATTTAAAAAAGGTTCGTCCTTTCCAAATCTTACACCCTGCCTAAATGCGTCTTGTATTTGGTTAAAGGTCATATTACCAAAACGCTTTTCTTGTATTAAGTCTGCTGCAAATATTTTACTAAGACTTGCCATAGATTTTCCATCAGTTTTATGACCTATTTCTATTGAAGTTTTGGCTATAAGCTCATAAACTTTTTCAGTCAGTTCTTTTAAGTTTTCTTGTTTTAATGGTTTCATAAATATTCTTTTCCTTTTAAGTATTCATTTAATTGCATATCTATTTTAGACATTGTTTTTGTTTTAGGCTTATCCCATTTCTTTTGATTGTTAGCCCAAGTCTTTAGTCTTCTTTTTGTTTCCCAAGTTTTATTTAATTCATATTTCATTTTGGTATTAGACTTGTTAGGCTCAGTCCAGTAGTCTATGAAGCTATTTAAAATGCTTTCTTCATAATCAAAAGTTAAAACCTCAAAAACAAATTTGTCACGCCTATTAGATATATTATTGTTATTGTTATTATTATTGTTATTATTATTAATAGTTTGCGTTTTTTTAACAACTAGTTTTGCACTTTCTTTACAACTAGTATTGAAATAACTTAACAACTTGTTTTCAATTATTTTAAAGTGTTGCTTAGCAGG